ATGCACCAAGAGGCTGAAAAGCTGATTGGCAAGCAGGCTCAAGAGGTTGGCGAGGTCAGGAAACTGGCCGACGAACTGATCAAGCAGAACCTGGGGAAAAATCAGTCGGTCGTTGAAGATGCGCCCGAAGTTGATTTCTTTGAAGATCCTCGCAAAGCGGTTTCGGCTACTGTAGACAAGCATCCGGACATCATCGCGGCCAAGCAGGCCACGATGGAGTTCAAAAAGATGCAAGTCCAGCAGAAGTTGGGCCAGGAACATCCCGATTACATTCAGATTGCTCAAGATCCGGAGTTTGCAGCATGGGTCAAGAACAGTCCGGTGCGGTTGGGCTTGTGGGCAAAGGCAGATGCGGAGTTCGATTACGACTCTGCTAACGAACTGCTGAGTACCTACAAGGAACTGCGAAACGTGCGGCAAAAGCAGGTTGATAAGTCGAACGAGAAGGTTCGGCAGAGCAGCCTGAAGGCCGCAGCAGTTGATGTTGGCGGAAGTGGCGAATCGTCAAAGAGGATCTACCGCAGGGCAGACCTTATCCGTCTCAAGATGAATGACCCGGCTCGATACGAGGCGCTAGACGCCGAGATCATGCAGGCATATGCCGAAGGCCGGGTTAAATAACCCCACTTCTAGGAGCATCAAATGGCAGCATACCCAACTACCCCAGTAACCGCAGCAACCGCAGCAACCTTCATCCCCGAAATTTGGTCGGATGAGATCGTTGCCGCCTACAAGAAAAACCTCGTCATGGCCCCGCTGGTCAAGAAGATGTCTTTCAAGGGCAAGAAAGGCGACACCATTCGCGTCCCGGTTCCGACTCGCGGCAGCGCAACGGCCAAAGGCGCTGGCGCACTGGTCAACATCATTGCCGACACCGAAACCGATGTCGTTGTGAACATCGACCAGCACTTCGAATACTCGCGCTTCATCGAGGACATCGTGGAAGTCCAGGCGCTCTCCAGCTTGCGTTCGTTCTACACGGCGGATGCGGGCTACTCGCTGGCGCGTCAGATGGACACGTCGCTGATTCGTCTCGGTCGTCTTTTCAATGGTGCGACTCTTGGCACCAACGACTACGCGACTGCCGCCGCTTCGACCAAAGCGTTTGTTGGTTCGGACGGCACCACCGCGTATAACAGCAGCAGCAGCAACGCGGCTGCACTGACCGATGCGGCGATTCGTCGGACGATTCAGCGTCTGGATGACAACGACACGCCGATGGACAATCGGTTCTTCATCATCCCGCCGTCGAGCCGCAACACGCTCATGGGTCTGGCGCGGTACACCGAGCAGGCGTTTGTCGGCAACGGCAATGCGATCCGCAACGGTGAGATCGGTCAGCTTTACGGCATCCCGGTGTTCACCACAAGCAATGCGGATACCGCTGCTGGCAACAGCACCACGGATCGTATCTGTCTGATGGGCCACCGTGATTCGATGGTGCTGGTTGAGCAGATGGGCATCCGCTCGCAGGTTCAGTACAAACAGGAGTATCTGGCAACGCTGTACACCGCCGATACCCTGTACGGTGTGAAGGCGCTGCGTGCGGCAGCAAGTGTTGGTGCTGCGCTGTCGTCCTCGGCCTACGCTCTGGCTGTCCCGGCCTAATGAACCTCCCCCCATTGCGAAAGTGATGGGGGGATCACTTTTCAGGAGGCATCATGGCAGCAGCAACAGCAGTAGTTTCTCGCAGGGGTAACGACCAGTTCCGTGGTCTGACGACCGATACTTGGGTTGTCGCAGCAACGCTTGATACGGCATCAATTGCCGCATCTGGAACGACCACCGATACAGTGACCGTCCCTGGCGTGGCTTTGGGTGATATTGTCATCGGCTTTTCGACGGCGGTTAGCCAAGCCGGTCTTCTCCGGTCGGCGTATGTGTCGGCGGCAAATACAGTGACGATTGCTTCGTTCAATCCGACTATTTCTGCTGTTGATCTGGCGTCGACCACGATTGATCTGATCATCGTTCGGATGGTGTAAGGAACGGGGGGCTTGTCCCCCCGGTTTTTTGAGGATTGCATGGCTACGTTTCGATGCCTTCAAAGCGGGAACACGGTGACATTCACCCTGCCGCATGACATCGCCAGCATGGAAGGGCATACTGGTTATGTAAGGCTGGATGAGAACAGCGACCCTGTTCCGCAGCAGCCTGAAGAAGTACGCAACGACATTGGATTCACGCCGACGTTTCCCAAGCGCGGCAGGCCCAGAAAGGTTTTCTGATGAGTACGTTCAATACTGATCCCAATGGCGTTGGTGCTGTTGTTGGCATTGGAACCACCCAGTGCTTTACCGTTGCAGTCACTAACACGCAATCGACTGCGTTCGGCGCGAACACCACCATGATTCGGCTTTCATGTACGCAAGGGCATTGCCACTTCGCCATTGGGGCAAACCCGACTGCAAGCCTTACGACCAGCCCAATTATTCCGACCAACGACACCGAGTACATCAAGGTTCTTCCTGGGCAAAAGATTGCCTTCATCAAAGATGCGGGTGTTGCGACCTCTACTGTCTCTGTCACCGAGTTGACCTGAAGGATTTAGTCTGATGGCTTCCAAGAAATTCGTTCCATGCCCCGGCTGCAAGACCCCTAGCAAGTGCATGGCGGCTGGCAAGTGCCTTGCAAAGGGCAAGAAATGAAGGCTGCTGCCGCGAAGAAGATGAGCAAGGTCATGCGCGAGTACAAGGCTGGCACGCTCAACTCCGGTTCCAAGACTGGCCCGGTTGTGAAGTCTCGCAAGCAGGCGCTTGCCATTGGCTTGTCTCAGGCGGGGAAGAAGCGTGCCTACTAAGCCGGGGCTGTACGCCAACATCAACGCCAAGCAAGAGCGCATCAAGGCTGGATCGGGCGAGCGTATGCGAAAGCCCGGTTCCAAAGGCGCTCCGACCGCTGCGGCGTTCAAGCGGTCAGCCAGGACGGCGAAGAAGTGAAAACGCCTGCTTGGAGTCGAGCAGAAGGACAGTCCAAGAGCGGCGGATTGAACGCCAAGGGTCGGGCATCGTATAATGCAGAAACGGGCGGCAATCTCAAAGCTCCCGTGAAATCCGGAGATAACCCGCGACGGGCCTCGTTTTTGGCAAGGATGGGGAACATGGCGGGGCCGGAATACAAGGACGGAAAGCCGACGAGGCTGCTTCTGTCCCTTAACGCCTGGGGCGCATCGAGCAAAGATGACGCCAAGGCCAAGGCCAAAGCCATTTCCACAAGGAACAAAGCAAAAGCAAAATAAGCCTTCTGATCGGAGCCTAAGCGCATGAGCGCCACTTACCTTCAAATGGTCAATGACGTACTTATCAGGCTCCGCGTCCAGCAGGTTAGCTCGGTGACTGGCACCGACTACTCGACGCTGATTGGCAAGTTCGTCAATGATGCCAAGCGTCAGGTCGAGGACGCCTTTGACTGGAACGTGCTGCGTCAGACGGTGATCGTCACCACGACTCCCGGCGTATCGTCCTACTCGCTAGTTGGGTCGGGCCAAAAGTTCCGCGAACTGGGTGTGATCAACACCTATGGCGGCTTCCCAATGTGGAACCTGCCGTATCAAGTTATGCAGGAGTACCTGAACTCCGGTGGCGTTCCTCCGCAGTCGTTGCCGACGTACTATGCCTACAACGGCTACGACGTGAACTACGATACCAAGGTTGATCTGTATCCGGTTCCGGACGCGGCTTATACGTTGCGCTTCAACCTTGTGATCCCGCAGCCGATGCTGACCGCTGATTCGACGGTCATCTTGGTGCCGGAGGAGATCGTCCAGCAGAACGCTTTTGCTCGCGCCATTGTCGAGCGCGGCGAGGATGGCGGGCTGAACAGTTCAGAAGCGTATCAACTGTACCGCACGATGCTGTCGGACTACATCGCGTTGGAGAGTACGCGATACCCTGAAAACAGCATGTTTGTAAGCGTCTGACGATGGCATCGAACATCTCAACGTCTCAGGTCAGTGCGCCAGGATTCTATGGCCTGAACACGCAAGACTCGCCGCTAGACTTGCAAGCAGGCTATGCTTTAGTTGCAACCAATTGCATCATTGACCAGTATGGTCGCGTCGGATCGCGCAAGGGTTGGACTGCGCTCAACGCATCTACTGGCGATCTTGGGGCAAACCAGATAGAAGTGATCCATGAGCTTGTGCAAGCAGATGGAACACTGACGGTTCTATTTGCGGGCAACAACAGGCTTTTCCGTCTGGATAGTTCAAACGTCTTTGTGACGTTGGCCTATGGCGGTGGCGGAACTGCGCCGACTATCACGGCGAACAACTGGATGTGCGCGTCCCTGAACGGGATAACGTACTTCTTCCAGACGGGCCATGACCCGCTGATCTACGACCCGGCAGTCAGCACAACGACCTACCGGCGCGTGTCTGAGAAGACTGGATACGCGGGCACGGTGCAACCGGCAAACATTGCCATATCGGCTTATGGTCGCCTCTGGGTGGCAAATACTGCCACCGACAAGAACACGCTGTACTTCTCCGACATCCTGGCGGGGCACATCTGGACTGGCGGCACTGCCGGATCGTTGAACATCGACCGGGTATGGCCTAGTGGCGCAGATGAGATCACCGGTCTAGCCGCACACAATGGCTTCCTGTTCATCTTTGGCAAGCGGCAGGTGCTGGTGTACGCCAATGCGACTACGCCGGGGTCGATCTCCTTGAGCGACACGGTAGGCGGGATCGGTTGCATTGCGCGTGACAGCGTACAGGTCACCAGTTCGGACGTGATCTTCCTGTCCAACAGCGGCGTGCGCTCGATGATGCGGACGATTCAGGAGAAGTCTGCTCCTGAGCGCGACCTGTCCAAGAACATCCGCAATGACTTGCAGACAGTTGTTTCTGGAGAAGACCTTGCAAAGCTCAAGTCTGTCTACTCCGAGAAGGAAGGCTTTTACCTTCTGACCGCGCCAATAGTCAAGCGGGTGTTCTGCTTTGACTACAAGGCCATGCTTCCTAATGGCGCGGCGCGAGCTACGACATGGGACTCGATTGAGCCTACGGCTTTTCTATCCAGGCGCAACGGCGACTTACTGATTGGCAAGACCGGGTATGTTGGTAGATACACTGGATATCAAGATAACGGCGCGGCTTACCGAATGCTGTACTACACCAACCACGCAGACTTGGGCGCAGTCAATCAGACCAGCATTCTGAAGCGGATCACTGCGGTGGTGGTCGGCGGCTCCAATCAAGTCTTTACGTTCAAGTGGGGCTTTGATTTTGAAGCCAACTATGTCTCGCAGAACATCTCGATTCCGGTTCAAGGAATCAGCGAGTATGGAATCGGGCTGTATGGAGTTGCCAAGTATTCGATTGGTGTGGCCTTGCAAAACTTGAGTGTGCCAGCCAGCGGCGCTGGCAAGATCGTACAAACGGGTTACGAAACGAATATCAATGGAGCGCCCATCTCGATCCAAAAGATTGAGATTCAGTACAAGGACGGGAGTGTAACGTGAGTAACTACACAAAATCCACAAACTTCGCCACCAAGGACACGCTTCCTTCCAGCGATCCGCTCAAGATTGTTCGCGGCACCGAGATTGATGCCGAGTTCAACGCTATTGCCACGGCGGTTGCCACCAAGTCTGACAGCATCAGCCCGACGTTTACTGGGACGGTGACGGTTGCTGCGCTGACGGCCAGTGGGGCGGCTACGTTCACGACCCTGAGCGCGTCAAGCACTGTCTCGGGTGCCGGGTTCTCTACTTACCTTGCATCGCCGCCTGCTATTGGCGGCACCGCAGCAGCGGCTGGATCGTTCACCAGTGTAACGACACCCTCGGTCACTAATGCGGGCACGCTGGCGCTAACGGCTACAGGCGCGAACATTATCACCGCGTCGACCAATGGTACTGAGCGGATGCGGATTGATTCGAGTGGGAACGTATGTGTTGGAACAACCACTGCCGTCAACCTATTTACGGTTAGCGGCCCAAGTGTCATTGCAACTTTCAATTCCACAAACAACGCGAACGTCATTGGTGTATCGAATGCGTCGACTATCGGCGGATACATTGGTGCGACCGGTACCAATCTTATACTCGCCAACAACTCTGGCACAGAGGGCGTGCGCCTTGACGCAAGCAGCAACCTGCAATTCAACTCCGGCTACGGTTCAGTTGCCACGGCATACGGATGCCGCGCGTGGGTGAACTTTGACGGCACAACTGCTTCGCCATCGACTAGGCGTGGCAACGGAAACGTGTCCAGCGTAACCAAGGCCGGATCGGGCAATTACACGGTCAACTTCTCGACGGCGCTTCCAGACGCAAACTACTGCACCGTCGTGACGTCGAACACAAATTCCGGGGCTAACGTCGCAATCACTTCAGGTATTTACCCCAGCGGGACGTACACCGCAAATGGAGTCCAAGTATCAGTTCAACTGCACGCAAACGGCGGTCGGGACGAAGGCGTCGTCTGCGTTGCCGTCTTCAGGTAGGAGTGAACATGCAAGTCATCATCTACAAGCAAGACAGCGGCATCCCGGCGGTGGTCATGCCGACCATTGAAGCCCTGGAACAGCATGGCATCATGGCGATTGCGCTGAAAGACGTGCCGCATA